TGGGCAGTAGCATCCGCAGCACTCATAAATCGTACCGTATGGGTCCCTGCCGTGAAGGCCAATGTTGTTGAAGCTGCTGGAAAGTCGTCCAGAGTAAGGGCAAAATCACCATCTGGAGCTAATGCAACAGCCACCGTATACGTGAATTGATAAGCCGCTGAGTTTGTTCCTGTAGACACTCTGTTTACCGCTGTCTGGGCTCCCGTACCATTTAGTGTGCCACCTCCAAAAATAAACGATAAATTTCCCCCAAGATCGCTACCTACTCCAGTCGTATCCCATTTAGCATGAGTAGCAAAATCTGTTTCATTTAATTCCTCGGCAATTCCAGAATGTATGTCAAGAGTGTTGTCCATCTGCTCGTTTCTTATTAAAGTCATTTTACAGGGGAAGCGGTCATCTCTTATGTAAAAATCTTCAATTACATTAGCTTCTATTTTTCCATCCAATCCAAGATTTCCATTGCTATCAATATTTGCCACCACTGTAGATGAGTGTGTACAAGAAAGGATGGTGCTTAAGCCACTTGTTTCATTGCTTGTCAACGAAAGAACCGGATAAGATGGATTGTTAATAACTTGGGAAATTGCAATAACAGCGCCCCCATTATACTGAGAGCCCATTACAAAGCGATCGTGTGTGAGCACACTCCAATTAAATGCATCTTTGGCAATTTGGAATACTCCACCTATACTGCTTGGTGCATGCCCTAAAGATATCCCCGGAAAGCCTCCCCAAATATCGTCATCCAAAAGAAAAACTTGATTCCCAGAAGAATTGTTTAATTTAATAGTATTATCAGAATGACTTATTATAATTCTTTGCCCACTTGCTGCTGTTTGAATAGTAGCTCCTGTTACTGTTCCAGCTGTAATGGTTCCTAAATCCGCAGCAATAGCAGATAATTGAGATACGTTCATTTCAGTAGCTGTTATCGTATTCGCCAATATTTCATTTGCCGTCACTGTATTGGCTGCCAGATTCTCAGTAGTTAGTAATACTCCACCTTTCCCTCCGAATATCTGAAAAATAGAATCACTTGTGGCATCATCATTATTCTGAGCTACGCCTATTAATATTTTTCCAATTCCAACAGCATCACCTGCTGTAGTACTTGTCTGTAATACTGTCTCAGAAGTCCCCTTGTCAAAATATATATAAGTCAATGCTGCCATATTTCCGGTATTCCCAGCATCAATAGAAAATGTAGTACCATCCATTAATGTAATTGTTCCACTTGTCCAAGCTGTTGTATTATAATCAGTAGAGGAAAATGTGGCATCGAACTGCCAACCTTGAGTTCCCACTTCTCCAGAAGGTGCTGATAATGTTGTGGCAGATGCCTCAGCAGAATAATTACCAGCAGTCATTTCATCAATGGCTTTTATTCTAACATAGTATTTTGTATTGGTATCACCTTGCCAAATATAAGATGTGCTATCTACTGTGGCTCTTTTCGTTGTTGGACTTGAGGTGGTATCAATATATACTTCGTATCCAGTGACAAAATCCTCAGAAGCTTTTACCCAATCTACCATTAAACCTCCGGTGATTGCAGTCAAAGTGGGAGCAGCTGCAAAATCGCCAGGAGCAGCATGAGTGGCAGAAGTGTTTGCTGTAGAGGTCTGTCCAAATACATTATACTTTGTAATAGTAAAGTATAATGTTGATAATGCATTAGTATTTACTCTTTTGTTTTCATCATAAGAAAATGTCCATGAAGTCCCATATGTTCCAGCTGAATAAATAGGTATTAATCTGTCTGAATCTGAATAAACTACAATCCCATAGTTTCTTAGATCATCTGTATAATCAACATCATCCCAAGTTACTACACAATCTCTGCCAATGAAATAAGCAGAAGGAGTTTCAATTGAAGGTGAAGCATGAGTGATTGATAATTCTACCCAGCTTGACGCTTGATTCCAAACAGACCATCTTCTTACTCTCAGAGTACAAGTTCCATTAGCAGTAACCATATGAGGGTCAAGTTTCCTATCATCTCTATCTCCCCATTTGTACTCCCATCTGCAATCCCTTGTTATATAAACTCCTCTTTTCAATCCTCCTATAATGATTTCAACTTCATCCCTTGCCCAATTGGGATCAGTCTGTGCTCCTCCAAACTCATGTAACTCTTCCCCAAATGTTTCATTACCAAAGGCTCCGGTCTGAGAGGCGTTTCTCCAGATAACAGCAAAGCTTTTTCCCTTCCAGATGGTAGAATCAGTATGATTCATTCCAACAGATTCTTCTAATTGCAATCCTGTAATGGCATTAGGAGGCACTTTTTGTTCAATTAGTGTAATAGTAATTGTTGGAGAGCCTGATATATCAGCTCTTATCCCATTTACATTAACAGAAACAACCCTCACAGAAATAGTATATCCGACTTTAAATCTTCCTGAAACCATATCAATAGTATAGCCAGCTCCATTACTCGTATCAACCCCAATAAAACGATAATCTGCTTCATCAATCTCTTTAACATAAATATCAGCATGACTCCAATAAATTCTATTTTCTGGTCTATCATAAATCAGAGTTATTGTAGCATAATAAGTACCATCTTCATTCACGTAATTATTTTCTAATAAAGATAAATTTGTACAATGTCCTGGTTGATCCCAAGGATTATCAAGTTCTGAACCATATCCTTCTTGATCCCCAACCTCATTATCGCCATAAATCCCAGCATAATAAGCATCTAAATTAAATACAGTTCTCCCATATTCATCCTCATTTCTTCCCACTATAATAAAACTTTTTGTTGTCCATCCTGGAAGTTTATGTGTAACTGTTACTCTATCTAATAATTCCAAATCTTGTGAATCTGGGAGACCAGTCAACGTACAAGAATAATCAGTATACTTAAATTTATCAAAGATGAATTGGGCTCTTCGTCTTGCATTCTCTGGATCAGTAATAAAGTAACAAGTTTGCTCAAATGGAATCTCTCCATTAAGAGCAATAGCAGAACGATCTTTTATTTCAACTAAGTCCCTCTTATATTCATTATTTGTACTGTTAATATAATGAATCCTTACAACATTATATCTGGGAGGTTGTTTCCAAGAAAATGTACCCTTTACAATATTATCTTTTGTAAATGCATGAGAAGAGTTTTTCGCAGCATCCCAAACTACTTTTATCTTTCCTTGACTTTTTATTAAATTTCCATGAAAAGAAGCACAAATAAGTTTTTTTGCATCATGACTTGTAATTTCCGCATCAAAAATATAATCAAAAAGATATCTGGCTGTTGATCCTCCTGTGGGAACAGCATCACAGTAAGTTTGCAAATTACCAAAAGAAGTAGCATCTATTTCAGCATCACTATAACCATCTACTGCCACCAAATAATCATATAAGATATCAGCAGGACTTCTGGAAAATACAGTTGCTCCACCACCAATAGGATAACATTTTTTAGCATCTATTTTTACTAAAATTACAGGATTTCCACCAATTTGTTCATGCTGCTCAAGAGTGAATGATGAATACGCAAGTCTACGAAAAGATGAAACTCTGTTAGCAGGATTTGCTCCCCATCTTGTTGTATCTGCTGCTTGTGATGCTGTTCCTGTAAAATGATCAACAGATTTCGTTATGTCTGTATCAAGACTTGCCCACTCAACATCATTTACCCAAACTGTATCATAAGCATTTATCTCTCCTTGGCAATGGACAATTGCTAATTTTAATTCACCACTTGAATCTGATTTTACTCTTACTACATTTCCACCAATCTTACAAGTTCCATAACATATAGGGATCGGTAAATCTTCAGAGACAGTATTCCCAACAAAGTCATATGTGGGAGAATAGTTTGGTGGATCAATTAATCCTCCAATTGCATATCCAATTGCTGCTCCCAAGCCTGGCCCAACTCCAGGAATAAAAAAACCAACCACGGCTCCAACAGTTCCTCCAATTAACTGACCAGCAGTAAAACCAAAAGATTCTTCTGTAAATTGAGAAAAGTCTGACATTATAACTCCATCATCATAGATATCGTATCACTTTTTTTAAATCCATATTTCTCCATTACTTTTGGTGTTTTTGTTCCAATCATAATCTTTCGAATATCTCTTTTCTTACACCAATTAATTATCTCCCTAAAAGCTTCTTTATTATTTTCTGTTAGCATTCCAGAATAAACATACATTATAAAAGCATGATAAGATAAAGGTGGTATTCTTCCATCCATCAAAACAAGATACCCTACTAATTCCTCCTCCTCATAAGCTCCCCAAATTATAATTTTTGAATTTTCTTTTGTTTGTTGTACAAGCCATTGAATCCACTCATCTTTATTCCCCATCATAAAATCCTGGGGATCGTCTTCTAAATTTATGATCTTTAAAACTTCTTGTGGCTCTGTTAGAATTCTAATAACCATTTTTATTTCCTTACCCTCCTGTCCGACTTATCACCTGTATGACGAGGCTCTCTCCTTCCCCAAGGTCTTTGGGAAGGCCCAGCAATTTCACCAATATGAAGGAAACCCCCATAATTAGCTGAATTATCTGCGCTTGGCCCAAAAGTACTATTACCTAAACAAGTATCCCAATTCTTCTTGCACCCCTTATAAACTGTATATGTATCACCAGAGGAAACAGCAACAGGCAAACCAACATCCCAAGTAATCTCATCATTGGCAGCATCAAAATCTTTCACAATCCTATGATAGGGGATACCTGAAATTGTTATTTTAATATCTCCATAATTCCAATAATCAGCCTCTTCAGTTAGAGCATTATCTACCAATGTAGTTGTAGAGCCTGAATCTGCTGTTCCTGTTGCAGTCAAAGAAGAAAGATCTGCAAGTGAATCTTGATTACAAAGGCTTCCCCCAAAAGTCAGTGAACATAACTTTTGATATCTTCTTGTCAAAGCATTTCTCGATAAGTCTTTCCCTGATATTGCTGTAACTGTCAGCCACTGCTGATCAATAGATGATGGTCTTTCTAAAGTACCTTCAAATAATCCAACATAATCTGTTGCTGAATCATAATCATCAAGAAAAATTCTTTTGATGGTAATGGATTTGCCTTCAAAATCAATTGCATTTGCATAAGCTGCCATATCCTTTGCAACATTGTCAAATTTCAAAGTCACTCTCCCAACTGTCCCCCCCATCGATCTCCCAATACTTCCAAAAGTAACTTTCTTTGCTGTATAGGTGTTGCCATCAAATACAATATTATTTCTTGATACTGCAAATCGTATTGTAGTTGATAACCCTAATTCCAATAATATTACTGGTCTTCTCTGATCAGCATCGATTTGGGTTACCAGTCCTCCAGGAATATCTCTTGGCATTTTTTCTCCTTATTGTGCTTTTTCAAATATCAATTCTATATCCCAAGAATTTGCTTTTGGGGTAGCTTTCCATGATTCATCAATCCATCTTCCTGTCAAATCTGCTCCTCCTAAATCAAGAATGTCATTTATATAAGAAGGTATATTTGCAGCCTTCCAAGCAAAATCATCATATCCTGCATAACGAGATTTATAATGCTCATATATTAATTCTGCATTAGCATCAGATAGACCTCTCCATACAATTCTAAATCGTTCTGTGGGAATATCAGCGATATTCTGGTAATCTTTTTTCAAAGATTCTGACACTGTAATTACATTATTAAAACTTATACGTATAGGGTATACCCAAGTCGGAGTAATTGTAAAATCATCAGCCGCCATTACCTTCCTCCTAAAATAGTTCTAACAATTCCATCATTAAGATAATTCTCCACAATTGCTCCAGGAGCATTTTGTTTTGATATTGTATCTGCTATCACAGCCATATTTTCTTGTAATGTTTGTTGATCCAAAAACGTATTTCCTTCTATGTGAAATTCATTTATTATAGTAGGTCTTTCCCCTCCAGATATATCCACTGGTACTTTTCCACTTTTTAGTGGAATATGAGCTTCTGGCACTCCTGAATAATAAACACCGGGTTTGGTTGATATTCCTCCCTGATCAAAGGAGGGAGGTTGTTGGGCATTGATTAAAGCTACTTTTGCCAGACCTAATGCAAGATTAGCATAAGCCATTACTGGGCCGCCTTTCTCCAATCCCTTTAAATAAGCACCATAAGCAGCAATTATGCCCTCTGCTCCTGCAAAAGCTTTATAAAGATCAAAACTCTCCTTTAACCCACCAATGCCAGCTTGAGCCATATCTCTATAAAGAGAAGCATAATCCCCAACTAATGTTTTAATGCTATCAAGTCTTGATTTTTCTAATGATGTTCTTTTTTCCACCCCTTCTTTTTCAATTTCATTCAGTTTTTCTTGGTGAATACCCTCTAATGTTTCTGTTATTCTTCTATATTCTTCTGCAACAATCACTTTGTTTTCAAGTTGCTCATTTAAAGTTTGCAAAGCCTCTCTATATCTATCATCCTCTTTATTTTTTGCAATTTCAGCTAAGGCATCTTGTTTAATTGAACCATCTTCCATATTTTGAACAGATAATTGAGTATATGTCAATTCTAAATCATAAAGCTCCTGAGCTTTCTCTGTTTGTTCATCCAATTCTATCTTCCGAAATTTCTTTCTTATTTCAGCTTTACCCTTTTCAAGTTGTTCAGTAAGATCAATATCCTTTAAACCTTGTTGCTGATACTTTAAAGCCAAGTCTCCAAAATGGGATTCTAATTTTGCAACTTCATCTTGTTGCTTCATTGTTTGTATTGCATCTAAATCTCCAGCCAATGCCTCTGCCTCTAATATCATTTGATTTCTTACAGAAGATAAATCAGGGGGTTTTACTTCTTTATCTGCTTCCCTAATTCTTTCCATAGCCTCTTCAAACTCTTTTATAATCTTTCTTAAAGTTTTAGTGAGTGTACCTTCTTCTACTCCAAGGAGATCCCCCATACCTTTAAGGAAACTAAATTGCTCTTCTCCTTCAATTTCAACATCTATTTGGAAAGCTAAATATTCCTTTCCGGCTCCTTCTGGATACAATTCTGCAAGCTTCCCTTTGTATTTATCTACAAGAGTAATTTGCTTATTTACTAATTCTTCTTGATTCTGAATTTCTCTTTCTAATCCCCCACTCAAGAAAATATCAGCCTTTTCTACTAAACTTAAATCTTTGTAATTGCCTTGAAGTTGTTTCAATTCTTTATTATATCCTACTAAAACCTTTTCAGCAGTTTCCAAATCCTTAATGAGGACTTCCTCAGATTCATTTAATTTTTTTATCTCTGTTATAGCTGCTGATAATAAACCAATAGTGGCCGCTCCCTTTATTCCAAATAATAAAAATCCAAGTATTCCAAGTTCCCTAACCCAAGGAGGCATTTCTTTAATAGTATTGTAAATTATAGAAATTATCTTACCAAGTATTGGCCCAACTGTATCTATTATTCCAGTGACTCCCAGCAAAACAGTTTTGGTAATCCTAATTATCGCTCCACCAAGATCATCTGCCCACTTCTGCATTTTACCAGATTCAACTGCTTTATCAAATTCCTCGTTAACGACGAGAATACCAGATTTTAGAAAGTCAAATGGGCCTGAATCCATTAACATCGTTCTAAATTTGAACCACTTATCTCCCATCATTGAAGTGGCCCCTTTCCAAGTCTTGGCTAATTTTGCAGTAGCTCCTCTAAACTGGCTATCTGTCTTTTCCCAGGACTCTCTCAAAATTCTCCGAGTCTCAGATGCACTTGTGGCAACTCCAGCTTGAAATCCCAGCATAGCAAGAATACCTCTTTGCCTGAATAATCTGGCAGCACCAGAACCAGCACTAAGCATTCTGATTACCTGTCCAGTGGCAAGCTCAATCTGTAATCCAGAGGCAGCAGCAAGATCACCAATCAAAGGCATCCATTCCTTAATCTCATCCACACCACCCTTCATCACACCAGCAAGCTGAGTAGCTGCTCCCATAATTTCCTCATACTGAAAAGGAACTCGGGAGGCAAATTCAGCCATATCCTTAAATAAACGATTACCTTCCTTCTGTGATCTCAAAAGAACTTCCAGTCTAACCCCATACTGTTCTGCTGTATCTGCTGCTTTCAAAAAACTCTTACTAAGCATCAGAAGTCCAGCAGTGCCAGCAAGCCCAACAACCATCTTTTTCAAAGAGCCCATTCTTTTACTTGTTCTGCCTGCTTGCACTCCAGACTTTTTCATGCTCTTTGTTACCTTGTCCTGGGATGCTCTAAATCTGTCAAGGGAAAGCTTTCCTTGCTTCGTGTCAACAATTAATTTCCACTTCAGTTCTCTTGCCATTATTTTCTCCGTCTCGCTACTTTAGGAGCATTCTTCACCATCTCAGCTTGCTTTCTTTCCACATCTGAATCCTTTCTTATTTTCTCCATACTGACTTCATCATAATATCTTTTCATAAGAAGATAATAATAAAGTAATTTTTTATCCCATCTATGGAGTTCATCATAAGTAAAGGGATCAATCTTAAATTCCTCTATTATACTTATTTCATTAAACAAATACTTTACAGATTCACCCTTTTTTTCTAATTTCTTTTGAACCTTTTCAGTATACCCTATGGCATTTTTGACAAAAAATCTGCACTCTCTTCTGCATCGGTTGTCAGCTTTGCGATATCATTTTTCAATTGCTCTAAATGAAATCCAGTAATACCAGAATTTTTCAACAGTTCAGTTTTCTTTTTCGGATCAGTGATTTCATTTCCTTCAGTATCTATCCATTCAAAATCTATTCCATGAATAACTGTTCTCCAAAGGAAATCACTTTTATAATCAGAAAACTTTTTCAAATACTTTTCATCAGTTACATCAAATACTTGTACTATTGAATTAACTGGAAAGCCATATTCTGTTTCAAACTGGGAACCTTTTATCACCTGTACTTTCCTGGTAGGAGGTTTGGGAATATCCCTTTCTAATTCCTCCCAAACCTCCATCATTCCAATTGATGTAATGGGAATTTCAATATATTCATCAATATTTTCTGAATCTCCTTCCACTCCAACTCTCTTTGTTAATTTAATAATTGAAACACCTTTTGATTCAAAAGTGGTTTCACCCTCAACAAATTTTGACCATACTTTTCTCTTACCCATCTTGTTCTCCTTTTTTAAGCTTCGATATCAGTGTCACCATTCAGAGCACTTGAATTATACGTGATAGTACCATAGATCATCCCATTCAAGGTAATATTCACACCATCATCTGACTCAGCAATCTGGACCTGATCCCTTGGGAAACAAACCTCTGCCCAAATAAAATGCAGATCAGTCCCAGAAGTGTTCCAATGGGCTTCAACATTACAGGTCAGCTTGTTGGAATTGGCAAAAGCGGGATTGTTATTGCTTCCATCTCTCTGGGTATCTGATTCAGTAGTGGCAACAGTATTACTATTGACAGTAGTGCTTCCCCCATCATTCAAAGCAGTGATCCAATCCAGTACATTCTGGGTATGAGCACCATCAGTCAGTGTCACAGATAATGTCATGGGCAGAGGAGCCATCATTGGATCATCCGGCCCTTGGACATAATGAGCATCTGAATCCATTACCCCACGATTCATGTGCAAAAGTTCCTCGGTCAGTGGTGTGCCAAAGGGAGCATTAAGGTCAGCGTTCTCAAAATCTATGTCCAAATAGTAAGAGGTGCTTGTCCCATCCACAAATCGTATCGCTCCATTTCTTTTGGTAAACTTCATAATTCTTCTCCTTTCTCTATTTCAGTTTCGTCATCGGTTTCAATTTCAGATTCTTCTTCAATTTCTGGTAATTCTTCAACCTCAGTTGTTATAGGCTCTTCCAGTGTTTCTTCTGGAATTTCTGGTTCAGTAAATACCTCCTCTTTTTGTTTCCTTCTTCTTGTTGACTTCTTGACTTCTGGCATGACATCATCTTCCCTGTACACAAGATAGCTATCTTCAAATTCAAATTCCAAAGCTTCTCTGGCATGAAGATATCCGTCTGCCTCAACCTCAATCGGTCCTTTTGTCCTTTTCAAATTTATTCCATAGAATTTCATATCACCCTCCTTAGTATCTATCTGCCAACCAGTGGATATTCTCAATTACCCCATACACCAACCCATTGCAAGTCATAATTACTCCCTCATCACTTTCAGCGATTTGCTGTTGTTCCCTTGGAAAATATACTTCATAATAGGACACTCCCTGATCATACCCTCCAGTTGTTCCGGTTGCCCAAAGCATCTGAATATCCACTGTTTTCTCAGATGAGTTTGCAAAGGCAGGATTTGAATTTGTACCATCATTTTTTGTATCTCCTTTTGTGGTAGTTCCTGAAGCTGTCCAATTTGCTCCATCATTAGGATTGGCACAAATCAAAGCATCAAAGATATAATCCAAATTCACAGTATCATCCAATAAAAACGAAAATGATATTGGCAAAGGAGCATGGACAGGATCATCTGACCCTTGAACATAATGTCCATAAGAATCCATCTGCCCTCTATTCAATACCAATTGCTCTTCTGTCAAAGCTCTGCCAAATGGCCCAGCAAAATCCATGTTGGCAAATATCACATCTCTGAATTGTCCATCCACAGGAGCCAATATATCAGCACTTGGCTCTGTAGTAGGATAAGATGTAGGAGCCAACTCAATATAATACATTGTAGAATCCAAAGAGGCATCACCACCCTTTGCCCAATTATAAGGAGGATTGAAATGTATATATCCATCCTGAGCCAGTGTATTCCCACTCACTGCTGTTCCATCATGAGCAGCTTCAAATCCAGGAATTCCTGTAAATGATGTGCCATTATAATATTTCGGAACTAATGCCCCAGCAGCAATAGCATCCACTCCTCCCCCTTGTAAATATTTTATTCTGGCAAAAGGAGTAGTCTGGCCCACATATATTTTGTCTGGTGAATCTACCCAAAAGTTTCCTGTATAACTTGTATCATCAGCATAGGCTTCAGCCGTTTTGTCAGTAAATGTGGGACCACTTTGATCCCAAACATAGACAGACATATTAGCCTGTGCTCCTTTTGCTATTCTCTCGGCCCCATCGAATATTCGTAATGTTCCGTCTCGTGCAGTAAACTTTCTCATTTCATTGTCTCCTTATGCTTGGTGCAAGGCATCTGCATGTATCACAACTCGTACGTATCCAGTCCCCAATAATACTTCCATTTCTGATTCAAATGTCAGATCAGTTACCAATTCATTTAATTGTTCATCTGCTAATATTGCCACCCTTATATCAGACAGTATCTTATTTGCATCTCCTGCTGGGTCTTCTACGTTCTGAACATAGGCCCAAATCTCCCACCTCATGGGAAGCTCAAAATCAGTCCTCCATTTTGGATCAGCAGGAAGTTGCCTTTGTGATCCCATGACAATAACCCTGTCTGATGTAGCCTGCTCTGGAGGAATGAACTCAGTATCAAAAACAAAGTCATTCCCTATATCAAAATTAAAGTTACCAGTCCCATCAATCCCCTGAAGATCATCAACTATCCTATCATATACTGATTTTTCTACATTCTTAACTGCCATTATCCAGTCCTCTGTAAATGCATTCCAAACTTCTGAAATAACTTGCTTATATAATCTTCTGAATCTTCTAACCCTGGCTTGAGAAATGGTCTCTTTGGGTAATTATGAACTGCTCCTGCCAATGGGCCACTTGCCATTTTAAAGTCTCCACCTTCTTCATGCAACTTTCCATACCATACATCAGTCCCAATCTCCCCCTTTATAAATCTTTTATTTACTGTTGTTATCCTATAATGAATACTTGATCTCAATCTACCAGTCACCACACCAAGCTTCTCCGGTCTTGGGCCTGTTAGGTATTCAGTGGTGATTTTCCTCCTTGCAAACTCTAATCCTTTATGAAGTTGTTTCGCCAGTAGATTAGGAACTTCATTTCGTGCCTGTCTAAATTCTTTATACCATTTCTCCCAATCTCTGGCTATCCACTTCTCAGAACCAGCAGGGACTATTTTGTACTTCATTATATTAACATATTCCTTTCAACTAATAATTCAAAGTCAGGCAGTAAATTAGTTTTCAAATCCTTATAATTTATTGTGCCTGCACCCACTGTTTTTCCTCCAATATTCCAGGCTTTCTCCTTTGATTGCAACCACCAATGAGCACCTTGTCTTGATAAAGCATTTTTCAACCATGCTGGTACATTCGTATCTGTATAGCCAGCCACATAAACAATCTTCACTCCAAACATACTTTCGTAGAACTCCGAATCATAAGTCACCATCCCGGACTTCCCATCTCCATATCCATAATCATCAGAGCTGATTAATGTATCGCTTTCATAATCTCTTTCAGGATCATCATGAATACTTGTTATACTCGTAATGGGGCAATTCTTCAATATCAGAAGTGACTGGTGTTTCCTTGGACTATAATACTCCGTATGGGTGGTACTTGCCCAAGTTCTGTTTGTCAACTCATCCCAAAGAGATAATACATATGTGGCCAATGCAGTTATATAAGTGTCCCAAGTAGTTCCAATAGCTTCCTTAGGATCAATCTCATTTTTAATATCAGTTTTGTCAATAAAAGCCATTATTCTGCCTCCTTGTATTCTACTTCCTTAAATTCAGCAAATTCTATTTTCACATCTCCTGCCCACACTTTGTTGAACTGATCCTTTGCATGATCTTTGTCAAACCTACCACCTTCTGCTCCAATGTTCTGAGTCCTCCCAAGCATCGGTCTAACCTCATCCTTTTCACCCCTCAGAACATGATTCATATACTCATCCCAGGAAAGTTTATCCCCATTCTTGTGCCAGTCAGGCTCGATAAACTTTTCCCACCTGTCCTTCCATGTTCCCCATCCCCAGGGAGTGAACCACTTTTTCCTGAAGCACATATGGTAATCCTTCTGGTCAATCTTCTCCATTGGATATTTGTTATATGCACATATTGTCAACACATCCTTATCCACTTCATAAAGAGTTTTCATCTGGTACATATAAGCCAGGAAATCTGGTGATGGCACAGTATCATCCTCTATATGGATCACAAAATCTGATTCCTGGAACCCATGAGTCAAAGCCCTAAAAGTGTTCTCATTAATATCCCACCTTATATTATTGATTGAATAGTCACATTCCATAAAATCCACAGCCTTGATCATCTCAATTACTTCCTCATTCCCAGGCTCCACATGAGGCATCAGTACAAATTCCTTGATCCCTTCACAGTTCTTCAATCCATCCAAAACCCTCTTTGTATATTCCGGCCTCTTATAAGCTGTCATAGTGATTACTTTTTTCTTGGTTTTTACTTTCTTCAACTCTGTTTCCTTCAGCTTGATATTAGTCCTTTTCAATCCTCCATGCTCCTTTATTACATTGACCAATATCTCAGCCGATCTCTCCCAAGTAAAGCAATGGCTTATCAACTCACTGGCTAACTTTCCTTTTGCCAAAGCTTGATCATAATTTGCCTTTATATAAACCATAGCATCAAATAACGCTGTTACATCTGGCATAGCCATTTCTGTGATATAAGTTCTTTCTCCTTTTCTTCCACCTTTGAAGGTCATTGACCCTTTGCCCATTTCATAAGGCAAGCTATAACCAACACTATCATCAAAAAAATCAGTGAGTCCTGAGTACAGAGTTGAAATACATGGCAGACCTGTTCGCATAGCTTCTGCAAGTGTAAGTCCAAAGCCCTCTCCTCTCGTTGGGAATACAAAGCAATGAGCAGAGTGATAAAGTTCAATTAATTCCTTTTTTGGAATATCCCTCTTGTCTAATATTATATTACCCTGCTTTGTCCCTACTATCCTTTCATCTGGATCTCTCAAATTAATCCTTGATATTCCATCCCCAAGTTTACCACTCTCAGCTTTTGTGGTCTTCAGATATAATTCCACCTCTGGATTATGCATAAACAATTGAGCCCAGACAGCCATAATCTCATTCCACCCTTTTCTTGGATTTGGAGCACCCACCCAAAGATATCTGAATGGTCTCCAATGTGGGTATTTCCTTTCATGATAAGTATAATCTTCTGAGGCTGCCTCCTGTACTGTGAATATTCTCTTGGGATCAAAATACTTTTTGAACAATTCAGTCACCCAGGTTGAAGGTGTCAAAATGAAATCCGCTTTCTGGATGGATTTTGCATAAATACCTGGAAGCTCTGTGCCTTCAAACATTGTAAAAAGCCAGTTTACTTTGTTTGGAATCCTATGATAATAAAACTCAGGACTTGTTATTATCACAGAGTCCTCAGCATCAGGAGTCAAATCAGCAATCTTGGAAACATATTCCTTCATGCTATTGCTATGGGATTTATACCCATATCCATTACCTTTTAGTTCTGGACTGATATCCACTGCCCAATGAATTTTTATCTCGTTACTCACCTGGTTCCTTTATCTTTTCTTCAAAAATCTCAAGTTTATTCTCACAAAATATTTCATCAGAAGCTACAACCTCCCATTCTAAAGGATTAGATGGGTCCATAATTGATCCTTGTGCTGAAAACTTATAATATCCTACAGTCCATACCATATGCCCAGCCACTATAGGATTAACAAACCTAACCCAATAATACCCATCTTCTCTTTTTCTCTCTCATCTTTTCATCCTCCATACCATCCTCGGTGATCTGTCCTCTATAATACCCAAGCATTCAACCTCACAGTCAAGGTCATTTATTATTTTTATTATATCTACTACATGACCAGTCTTTTCTCCATCTGGGGCATTGTGACTTTCCAGATAACAAACTTTCCATTTGATTTCTTCCAAAAGTTTTATGAAGCACCCTCTTGGGATATGCTTGTAAATACTCAGAGCAAACAGAATATCAATACCTTCTTTGTAATACCCATTCAGATACTCAATCACTTTCTCACTGTCTGTCAAGTCCATCTGTAAAAGATTGATCTGGAAATTGTTTACCCTCGCCAAGTCTCTGGCACAATCTACATAATCTGTCTCATACTCCAAGCCAGTCACTTTCCTGGCTCCTCGCCTGTAGCATTCCATAGCCATACTTCCAAGCTGACATCCCAGATCAACAACAGTCTTACCAGACAAATCCAGTTCCACTTTCATTTCCATCATCCTGTAAATCGTATTTCTGCTTCCTTCCTCATAATGGTCAATCAGATAGTAAGACTGGTAATTTTGCTTTCTCTCCTTGTGTGGAAATTGGGAGAGGTTTTGAATTCTTTCTATTAGCAACAATATATCCGTACTTCCATTATAATTAAATTCAGACTGATCAACAGGATCTTCTTCACCATTCCACTCCATCATATCCCAAATCGTCTTCCTCACATCCACCAAATACCCATTCACTGTATTAGCTGGTTTTGCCAAATCACCCCTTGCTCCATCTGAGGCTACAATCAACCCAGTATCCAAAAACACCTTTTTAAACTCATCATAAGAATATTTCCCTTTTTCCAGTTTATTTGCATCCTTAATAAAATATCCATATGCTCCCTGACAGTCACAATTTCTCACTCCATCTGGATACTCTGAAATCAAACTCTGTATATAAAAGTAGTCATTGACCGGAGGAGCCATTCCATGATTACTCAACTCGTTTAATATTTTATATTCAGATATTATGCTTGTTATTGACTCCTCCTTCCACCCTTCATTTTCATTGAAGGTATGGCTCTTGATAACCTCATTATGCCTTCCCTTGTCCCATTCCTTGAGGGATTCTATTTTCCCATTAAAGCTCCAAATGATTTTCATCTCTAAATGGGGAATCCAAATACAGTGCTTCCCTCTGATTACTGGATAAGCTTTGTGATCAATCCTTATTTCATCACCTTTGATTTCTGCTTGTTTGAATATCTTCATTCTGGCAAATCCTTTAAATATATTCTATTGGTCACTTCTTTACCCTCAGCAATATCCATAGCAAACTTTACTCTTTCCTTTGTGCTGTGATAATTCTGACAAAACCGCCTTCCCTGCAATCTGATCTTTTCCCCTTCCTCTGGGTGCTCCTCTACATAGTATTTGTATTTCGTTATAAAATCTTCAACACTGCCAGTCCTATAACTTACATAATGGTAATCAGGTTTGAATACCCTGTCCATCGCTTCACATCTATCCTGGAAATATAATGCCCCAGATCCTATATATTGGAATGGCCGAACATCCAAGTAGCCATTTATCTGTGGTTCCATCTGGACTCCTAATACACACCCAGCAGACATGGATACATCAGCAGTCATAAATCTTGTATTACCCACTTGGCTATTAGGGAAAGTTGCCACTTCAATTTCTTTTCTCAATTTTTCAATAAATATTTTCCTTGCTCCATGATATTTTCCATCATCCAAACTACCAGTAAAAACCACCTTCTTTTCAAACTCAGCTTTCTTCTCCCCTCCATTTTGCTGGAAACACATATAGGGCCAATGATGACAAGGCACTCCCCAAGCCTTTTCTATCTCCTGATAATTGGTATGATTGACCAAAGCAAAATCTACGAACTTCGAAATATCATCCGGGAACTTGGAAACTATTTTTGCATCACCCATATGATAAGCCACTTTTGTTCCCATCTCTCTAATTCTTCCCAACATCTTCAAAAGCTGCCTTGGCTCATGCGGCCTCTTGTTAAAATACATATGCCCAATAATCAGGTGAGGTCTGAACCATCTTATCTGCATCTCTATCTCATCCAACCCCTGGAATAAATATACAGGTCTGAACCATCCCCTATTCCTTATTGTGCCTTCCAGAATACCATGAAGAAAGTGGGAATAATACCCATGCCAATCACCCAATCCTACTATCCTATATTGTTTCATTTGCTGACTTCTCCCCAATATGTTTAATGAATTCTCCCTGTCCGTATCCACCATAGAAATAGGTTCCCATATTTTCCTTTACCCATTCAGGACTTCTTTGTTTCCATCCTCTCAATACTCTCCTGATATCATCTGGATTCTCAGTCACCTTGAATCTTGGCTTTATATAATCAGCCCTCCAGACACTTGGAGCAACCACCCAATCATAGCAGAATAATAGTTTCTTCCCATTTATCACAGTCTCTTTATATCCATGATACGGATTATTCAAGCACTTATTGAAAGCTATCATATTCACATCATCTCTGTACTCAAAGAAGCTAATCACATCATCCAAATCTATATCCTTCAGGAGTAACCAGTCATCCTCCCAAAATACTACATATTTTGTAGTGGAATGATTAAGCAAAGTTTGGATGGCCTTTGATTCTCCTTCAGCTGGACGAGTCAATAATGTTTTGTTTATTCTCCATATCTTAGCCAAACTGAGAACATAATATGAATCATTATTTCTTATATCATCATGCAAAATAAAATTCAAATTACCAGAATATTTCAAATGATCCCTCAAAGAAAATATCACACGCTTCAAATATTCCGATCTTGAAGAAGATGTAATCAATACATCAATCATTTTAACCTCTCGAATAATAACATCTGTTGTCCATATGCTGCATCAGAACCAATCCACTTTCCAATAGAAGTGAACTTACAAAGCCCTTTACAAATCTCTTCATAAAAAGAATAGGGTTGAGTACTTCTCAAAAAGAACCCATCTGGATTATCATCAAACCCAGTTAAAGAATCCTCTTTGTAAATTGTAGCAAAGAACTTTCCATTCTCTTTTAATACGGAAACTGTATTACTGATACACAACATTATAGCTTTCGGATGAAGATGAGTGAAAATTGAATTGGCAAAAGCAAAATCAAACTCCTGGCTAAATTTTTGAGCATCAAAATATTTCTCTACTGCCAATGTAGGATTCTTTCCCTCCAATCCATATTTTGCAATCCCAGTAAAACCAAGCTCTATATCTGCAAGAGAATAATCATATCCAAAGAATCTATCCTTATCCAGATACTTAATACAATCAATTCCACATCTCAGCCAACCAGTTCCAATATCCAAAAGATGATGATTTGGCTCCATCCCATTAGCTATCAGAAAATTAATCTCATTCATCCTATTGAGCCAATCCCCTTCTGTCTCTTTATTCTCCCAAGTTGGATAACTAAATTTTGCCTTTTCTATTATTTTCATCTTGATTGCCTGCTTATCTTCAATTCATCAAACCTCTTCACCATTATTATTTCCTGCCAATGTTTCATTCTTTTATGAACAATCCCTTCTGGTTCCAAAATATCATCCTGTATATTTCTTCCTGCCCAATCTTTTCGTTTATGAATAGCTCTTACCAACATATCAATTTCCAAATCAAAATGTTTTATTGCAAAAGAATGAAATGAATCCAAAGGCTTTGGAAAAGTCCAACACCGTTCAATTAGTATTCCTGTATCTGCTTCTGCTCCTATTATATAAGAAGTTACTCCAATTTCTTCACCATTATATATAGCCCATTTCAAAGCATCTAACCCTCTTGTTCTTGGAAGATACCCAGGATGAGAATTTATGATCTTTGTACTATTCACCACTTCTTCTGTCAAAATACCTGCTCCACCAATAAGAGCATAATCAAACTGGCTCAGGCACTTTGCCAAATCATCTGGCATCATCACATCATATGAAAAATTCAGAGCAAACTCCTGAATTGGAATATCGAAAGCCTTCAAGAACCTATGTGGATATAACGGTATATGTCCTTTCCTATCTACCCAAGGAGTCACTATAACAGTTGCTTCCCCATATCCATTTGCCTTCATCCTCATGATCAATTCCTGAGTCTTCCTGTGAGGATGGTCATATGTCAAGATTGCAATATTCATACCCCTATGATCTCCTTTCCTTCTGCCTTTAGTTTCTCCTGCATTTCCCCAGCCCACCAACTCACTCCTCCACCAGCATGCCAAGCCATTCTTTCATCACCCGTTTTCCCATAAATATAACAGCCAACTGATTTTTCCATATCAGATGCTGTATAATCATATTTTCCTGCCTCCTTTCTTATCATCGGAATAATGACTTCATCATTAAACGTATTATGAGTATTCACTTCCCACCATCTGAATATAGGCTTTATGAAATCTATTCTCCAAAGGGAAGCTCCAAACCACCATTTCTCCTTGCAAACTAAAGGGATAAGAAACTTTGCTTCAATTCCTCCTATTAGTTCAGTCCAGCCCAATACCCTCTGTTCCTTCTCCCATTCATATCTTGTACCATCCTGCAAAGAGCACCATTTAGCCTTCATCGTTTCCCTCTTATTGAAACAAATCTGATTGATATGATTATAATTCTCCATTACTCGAATACAATCATCAAGAGGGATTACCTTTTCAGCCTGAAAGTCATCCTCCCACTTCAGTCCATATTTACAATCTGCCACCTCATTAAGATAATACCATACTGCATACCCCTGCCCTTTCGCTGGATTAATCACATGAACTTTATAATCATGATTCTTTCCCCAAGCAATACATTCCTCAGAAGCTTCCTTATATCTCACGCTCTCAATAAGATGATATTCCAACTCTCCTGAGTACTGGAGATTCTTCAATAATGTAGGATGTGATGCTTCCAGTTGCTCTGGCCTCCCACAGCTCATTCTCCATACTTCAATTTTTGGCCAATTCATTTTACCCTCCTTCAATCTAATACCCGAACTTTATTTATGGTACTTTGAATCTCACCAAATGGGCTTTTGTAATCTTCTTTCAGCTTCTTCACATACTCATCATAATCCATATCAATTATATACCTGCCCATGTGCCAGCTCTCAAATGAACCATGCAATCTTCTTGGGCCATATGGAGCAACAAAGTCCCTGCAAAATCCATATACATATTTCCCACCAGGACTCCTCTTTACAAACCCTCCTCCAAGATGAATCATTTTCCCAGCACTAAACACTGGATAGTTCATCGTCTGGAATCCCTTTTCATAAAGGTATTCATGGAAGAAATTCAGAGCTGAGGTGGTCACCTTTTCATCTTCCCGTTTAAAATGATTTGGACGCACCACATAAATATCGTGTTCCTTCCAGGCAGAAGTCCTCAGAGCAGAAGCACATTGAGAAACGTACCCACCTCCACCAACTGATCGCCCTCTGGAATTCCACTTAAATCTATCCCCAAATATCACAATATCATTTGTCCTTGTCCCTGTTGCCTGACCAATGCCTAATACCTTTTCATTCTCCTCGAATAACTTTGCGATCTCAAATAACATGTCCTTTGAATCTTCCATAAAAATACAATCGCAGTCTGCCTGAAACACATAGTCAGTTTCTACATATTTCATCACTTCATTGAGAGAATAAGCATGCCCCATATTGGCCTTGTCAGAATCATAATCCCTATAATCAAAACTGCCATTCACCACCTTATTCTTGAACTCTTTATATTTATACATATGAGGATATCTATACTCATCATGTAATATTACCCTTACCTTATCCACTTCAGTATTCAAATACTTTTCATACTCCCTCAGCGTCCCATTTTTATTTGAATAATCATCCATCACAATCAGCTCTTTGTAAGAATCAGGATTTACATTATTCAGAACAGACTCCACAAACTGCCTCAAAAGCTCATAATCATTATAAGTAGTTGTGACTATTGAGAACACTTTTGAACCTCCCAGTTTTCATCCTCACCGACATCTGGCTTCCATAACTTATCATCTGGGCCATCTGAAGGCTCCTGTATATATCCTTTTACAGCTTTCTTTGTCCAGAATCTACACTCAGAAACCCC